TGTCTAAGTGGATAGACAGATACAAAAACTTTTTTTGGCAAAAAAAACATTGGAAATGAGTTATATATACATTCAAGATAATTTTTTTCAAAAAAATATTTTTAAAGAAATTAAAAATACAATTGATACCTATCCATATTCTCCCCCTCCTTTAGAAAGGATAAGAGATTATGGAGGATGTTATTGGTTTGAGCATAACTTACCTCGAGGATGTGATGTACAAAAAGTAGTAATAAAAACTTTACAAGAGAAAATGAATCTTAATGTTGATGAAAATTTTAAAAGTGATGATAAAGATGTTGTAGAATGTGAGAGTAAATTTATTATGTCTAATGCTCAAGATGGGGCACGCCCTCATACTGATTGTTGTCAACTTCAATGTTTAATTTTTATAAAAGGAGAAGAAATAATAAAGAATGGAACTTTATTTTTTGATGAGGCACAAGTAGGAAAAGATAAGCAGTTTAATATTAATACTCATGTGGGGTTTAAAGAAAACAGAGGAATAGTTTTTTCTTCTAATAATCTTCATGCTCCTGCTCAATTTTTAGGAGGTTCTTGGAGATATTGTTTAGCTAATTTTTTTCACCTTACGAATAATTAGGATCGTAATCTTTCCACGTTTTTGTCCAAGCTGTTCCATCATTAGCTTCCTGATGTTCCGTACGAGCTTCATCATGTTTTTGCATTGCTAATTCTATTTCTACTTGTCGAGTTTCCCCCCAAGTTAATAAGTCAGCTATGGTAGTAGATCCTACGGCATCGCTTGTTGAAGTTAATAATGTATTTCCTGTCATCATTCCTGAAGCATCTTTACTTTGTATTTCATTATCTCCTGGAAGAGTATTAAATACTACAGCATGAATGCTGTCATCTAATGCTGGCATTGCATTTCCTTTCTCTTCCCAGTTTATATGAAAATCATCATCTACTTTTATATAACTTTTATTAAGTATAACTATTTGAGTTGCCATAATTTTAATGTTTTATAATGTAGTTAACTACTACATAAGGTGAAAATGTATTTGTTCCTGATGCTGTAACTGCCCCTGACAAAGTTCCTGTAATAGTCCCTGCCAAAGTTCCTGCTAATGTATGGCTATGATTATGACCTGTTCCTGATCCTGTATTAGTAACCGCTTCTGTTTGTGGAGTACTTCCAAAACCCCTAGAAGCTAAACATAAACGATTAGTCGCTGCTCCTGGTCCCGTAGTCTCCCCTTGACCATTTAATTGGTGTTTATGGCTTGCTAATTGGGCTTCTGTTAGGGAAGTATTATCAATACTACCTGTAACAGTAACCGATTGGTTATTAGTAAGTGATACCCCTTGATTATTAGTTACAGAAACAGTTACTGTATTTGCTCCACCTGTAGCTGCTAATGCATAATTTCCACTTTCATACCCTTGAGGCATTTTACCTTGTAAATCTGGAACATTAAATGTTGTTGATCCATTTCCTGCTCCATAGGTAGTAGAAATTACAGCAAATAAATCCGCATAATCTGTTCTTGAAATAGCTGCACCATCACAAAGTACATAACCTGCGGGTGCAGTTGATTTACCCCAAGGCTTAATTGCACCTACTTCACTTCTATTTGTTAAATCTTGTAAATTAGCCATTAGTCGTTATATTTCAACCTCCACCCATTTGTTGAATC